CTCCTTATATGGTAGCGGCATGATGTTGTCGCGCACCGTGCCACCGGGCACATCCACATCTCTCCACTCACCCGGAGCGATTGGGGTGTCGTCTCCCTTGATCCGCAGACCGCGTGACTTCAAACCACCGGGCAAGTTAGACAGGGTTCCTGCGTCCACCAACTGGCGGATCAGGGATGTACCTGCGCGAGCATAGCCGCCGATCAGGTGGATGTAGCCAAAGCCATACGCGCCGAATCCGGGTACGTAGTCATACTGAACAAAATGCTGGCGCTTGAGTTTCTTGGGATCGCTCTCGTTCCAATTTCGATACACCGACAAAACTTTGTTTGTGCCCTTGTCAATAGTGACGATGTAGGGAAGAGCAATCTCATCCTCGTCCTCATATCCGGGCATGTCGTAGTCCACTTGAATCTCAAGGAACTGATAACGCTCGTCATCGGTAACGGAGTAGCCCTGCTCTTCGGCCTTCTTTTTTTCCACGTCGTTGTGGATCATGACGGGCTCACCCAACTCCACATCACGGTAGAAGCCTGCGACCTGAAGCTTGCGGACATCGTTCTTGGTTTTGCGCATCACATGGGTGACGCGCTCTGCAGATCGAGCCCCAGAGGAACCGTAAGGGATAACAATGTCCTCTGCAGGGCAGAAGATAGATACCTGACGGCCAAGGCTTGGATCGAAGTAAACCTTCTTGAAGGCAGAGCCTGCCAGACCCAAGTTGAACAGCATGCGCTCATGCTCTGGGCGGTACTCAGGCATTCCGTCAACCAACTGGAAGTTCATGTCGGTGCGAACACGCTCAGCGGCATCTTCTTTCATCTTGTCAATTGCGCCAATGATCTGCGTCTTGACGGGACCTTGGGCGGGGAAGGTCTCGATGATGGTCTCGGACTGGAACCTCACTGCGGCTTCAGTCAGGAGGGTAGAGAAAACTCCGCAGGCTCCAGTCCAAGGCTCGGTGCGCTCTTCATACTTCATGCCAAGAACCTCAAGGCCCCTGACATACATCTCTACCCAATCTTTACGGGAAGCAATGTCTGATTCAACCTCGCCAACCAAATCAGAGCCCAGCTTCTCGAGCTCGCCCTCATCCATGAATTCAGCCAAGTTGGCATCAAACTCAGGCTCATCATCTTCTGGCATGAGATCAATTGCCAAACCATCAAGCCCAACCACTACATCATCTGGGTTGTCGATGATGATCTCGACTGCGGGGGTGTCATCTTGAATGATGTCCGAGAAATCAATCCCCTCTGGGGCTTGGGAGAGAGACGAAACCATGCTGCTCGTTGCCATTTTGATCCTTAATAGAAGGCGGCTTTGCGCCGGAAATAACGCTGTTCTTCGGGTTCATCAGATTCAATCTGAATGAATCCACCCCTTCTAAATCGAAGCAAGGCTTGGCTTGATGAGTCCACAAGGTCGTCGTGCTCCCCATTTGGGAACGCAGCCAACTCTTCCATTAACTCATCTGCCCATCGGGTTTCAGGGCACCAAACAACTCCGGAGGCAAAGAGGTCTGAGATTGCGTTTACACGCGCAATCTTATCGCTTCCTTTGCCCGGTGTGTACTCCTCGAGCAAGATTCCCGTCTGCCGGAGCTCATAGATCAAAGGAGCGCCTGCCGCCTTCTTTTCCACAATCAAGGTATCTGGTTCCCATTCCTTGTACATCTCAAAAGCTTTTTGTTTGAGCTCAGGAAACTCCATGCGCTGTTTAAACGCATCAAGGCAAATGATGTTTGTCTTTAGATTGCCCTTGTCATCGGGGTGGTCAAAGACACCCCACGTGGTGCAAGCTGAATAATCTGCCCTGTTGGACTTTTCAAAGGCGGTATCCCAGCTTTGGATGATGTAATCGCACTGCGGGGCGGTATCAGACTGCCAAATCCGCCAATGCTCGCGCTTAATGATCGCGCCTTCTTCGGATGTGGGGTTCTGTTGGTACTGCGCCTCCCATTTGGCGACGGGAATCTCGGCTTTAATGGCCTCAAGCTCGGTTTTCTTCCAAAATCCGGGCCATAAAGGGGTGCCAGAGGGCAATATCGCGGGAAATTCGATCACTTCCCAGTTGTCTACGCCGTCTTTTGAGGCATTTTTAAGAATTTGCCCAGTCAAATCTCTCTTTGACCAGCGCGTCATCACAATGATGATGGCCCCACCGGGCTGTAAACGCTGACGAGGGCCAGATGTGTACCACTCATACACGTTATCAAAGACTGCAGGGTTGCCTTGCTTGGCTTCTTGCTCCGAATGCGGGTCATCAATGATTAACAGGTCCGCACCCTTACCGGTAACGGCTCCTCCAACGCCGATAGCGAAGTAGTCGCCCCCTGCGCCTGTGTTCCAGCGCCCTGCGGCCTTTGAATCAGAGGACAGTTTGGTGTCAAACACCCGAGAGAACGCCTCAGAGGAGACCAAGTTCCTTACCTTACGGCCAAAACCTACTGCAAGTTCTGCGGTGTGTGCTGTCTGGATGATCTTCTTCTCAGGGAATCTTCCCAGAAACCAAGCAGGGAGCAGATAGGAGGCAAACTCAGACTTGGTGTGCCGGGGAGGCATGTTGATGATGAGCCTCTTCAGCTCTCCCTTGGCAACGCGCTCAAAAGCGCTTGCCATGATCTGGTGGTGCTTCCCGGAAATAAACCCGGGCCACATGTGGGAGGCAAAGTAGATGAAGGATTCCTTGCATTTCTCCACTCTGTCGTATTCCAACAACATCATGATCTTGGCACGCTCAGCTTCTTCCACAAGAGGAATCAAAGCCCGGTAGTCCTCCACCTCCTTGCGGCTCATCATAGCGAAGCAACTTCCCGGACACTCTTGTCAATAACCCGGATGGAGTTGAACTGATAAGGCTTCACCGCAACCAATCCCTCTTCCTTCAATTTATGGATGATCCGGTGAATGTTGGACTTGCTCTTCATGCTGAGCCCCTTAGCAATCACGGCATACGACGGCGATACACCATGAAGCTTCATGTAAGCCTTGATGAAGTCCAGCACTAATTTGTGTTTCTCTTGCATATGTTTAAACGCTTGATACCCCAGATACCCCAGATACCCCACATTGCGACAGTTGCGACAACAGGATTGTTTTTGAAAGTTTAAACGCAAAAACGAACGTTCGCAAGATCATTCTGAAAAATATATATACCCCCGGGGGGTGGGGATTTGGAAGTGATGGGGGGTCTTCTGGGGAATGTGATGGGATGTGTGGATTACAGCGTAAGCGGGAGCGGGGCCGTCGCAACGCATTTGGGGTGGTGGGGGATGGGTGGGGTCGCCGTCCCAGCCGTTTACACGCACCGCCTGCCAGCCGCTGGTGATAGTCCCCCTGATGACCGTTGCTCTCCCCCAGCGTCACACCACTGCGTTTACACGGCCTTCGCCTTGAGTGGCTTCACGTTGTCCAGTAGCTTGAGGTGACCTGAGAGTTCCCTGCGCAACTGCTCTGCACTGACCTTCTCGATGACCTCTGCACCCTGTGGTTGGAACATGCCAGCGGCTCTGCCCATGAGTTCCAGTGCTTTCAACCGGGAGCCTTCTTGCTTGCCTCCTTTGCTGAGTGCCAACAGTTCCTTCAGCACATACCGTTTCGTTGCCGCTGTATCCTCTGCCAGCACCTCCACTGTTTCCCCCCAAGCCTCTTGCAGAGTCTTCTGGATGCGTTCATCTCTGCTGAGTCTGTATGCACTGCTGGTGATCACTTGGTCTGATCCTTTGGCGTTTGGATATGCATCCCTGTAGGCTTGTCTCATGGTCTTCCCAATGATCATGCCCTTTGTGAACTCCATCTGAGGCGCTGTCAGTGGTTTGGGTCTACTGTATGCATCCACTCCCTTTGGTCTTCCATCTGCTCTCATAGGCGGAGGGCTTGCGTGAGCGGCTAACCGTTCCGCTTCGCTCAGGTCTGCCTCATCCAACCAGCCCTCGCCGTCATCCATGTCCACGGCCTCCAGTGCCGCCATCAGTTCGTCTTTGCTTGCCCGTCCCGGCTTTCCTGAATCGCTCATCGCAGTTCCCCTGTAGTTTCATCCAGCCTGTGCGTTTACACAGTGCCGTTCTCATTATCCACAGCCTGTGGACAACGTCAAGTTATCCACAGCCCCCTGTGGACAGTGTGGATAACCTTGTCCACACCTTATCCCCAGCTTTATTCACAGCCTCTCTTTTGTGTACCGCAGTTCTACTGTAACCATCGAATGTAAGCGCGAACTGTATAAACATACATGGCTCTAGAATCGATTTAAACAGGCCTTCCAGCGATTCTGACCCTTACCCGCCACTACCCCCCTAGGAAGTCATTTGACCCCCCTTGCTGGCCTTCCTAGTCAATATCAGTACTTGCTGATACTTAACGAAAGTACTCAGTTTCATGTGAGTACTTTTTAGTCCAACTCACCAGAATGCTCCCGACATATATAGATACACATCATCTGGCAGTCACCCTGTAGACCCCCTCACCATCAGCACCCAGCACCTCATCATCTGGAGTACCCACACGATTTACTCAGGTATTGTTTGACACCTGTTTACACACTAGTGATATGATCGGCTCCAGTGCTAGCGATAGCAGACGGTGATCTCACCAGTGACCATGCCCCGGCAGTCAGTCACACCCCCCACTCGGTCAATGTGGGCGTGAACGTGCCACGTTATGTATGGTCTGAGGCGATACCCGCAAGGGAGCAAGTCAGACAGGGTTCAGCCCTGTAGCTGTCCACCGTGACGCTAGATAAAACATCCCATATGAGATGCCAATGTGATGCCCATGCTGTGGGCATTGCAGTGCCATCCCGCACTTAACTGGAGACACCATGCAAGCCCTCATCGACAAGCACCTTGCCGCACCGTCTGACAAGA